TTTATTTTTTATTATTTTATAGTTATTGAGTTCTAACCATCTTAAAAATTGTAGTGCGTCCCAATCATCTGGGTTTAATTCACCAAGAGGCCCATCACCAAATTGATTTATGAAACCTGGTAGGTAATCGTGGACAATTTCAATACCACCATTCTCTGCAACCTCAATTTTTGTTTTAACCATTTCAATCGCACAAGGTTCACATTGTGATGCTCTTTTATCTCCGTAATATGGTTTTTTACAGGTGACGCACACACACATATAGTTTCCAGGGGCAAATCCACCTATTGGGTATTTTGTTTCTTCCATTATTCCGATTTATTTATGAATGATTGTCGTTTAATACTAACCAAATCCCGAAGTGGATGAATAACAGTGTATTGATAACTGTTCCAATATTTATCTGGAGATTTAGTTCTTAATTGTTTTGCAAAATTTCTAACCAATTGTTTGGCAGTGTGAGTTTGTTGGTACGTCTCACAAGAGTCAATAACTTTTTCTATCCATTTTGATATATCACCGTAGTGTGTACTTCTTTGTTCCATTTTTATAATTTTTTTAATATTAAACAACCGTTCTCATCAAGTTTTGGTATATCACCATAATATACATTACCATTATTTGACATTGCCGGAACCATCACAACCTCAACATCCCATTCAGTTTGTTGTAGTGATTGGATAAATTCATCAAAAGTAGGTTCATTTTGTACTCCTTATCACCCATAAACTCAAGTGCTTTTTGGAAACCATCTTTAAATGCTAATCTACATAACTTAGTGGTATCATATCCATCTAAATACTCTTCATTAGCCAACTCATCCAAATCATAACCACGTTCAATTTCTTGACAGTTTTTTTGAGACAGAGATAATCCTTCTTTATTTAATGATGTGGACGCAATTACAACACCTTTATCATCTTCAAGGAGGAAATTAACATCCGTTTTAATCAGTTTTCCTTTCATATCACAAATATAATAAAACTTATTTAAAAAAACAAATCCCCACCGTTAAGTGAGGATTTAATTTTATTTTTTTAGTTCTTCAACCATTTTTATATTAAGTGTCGGTGTCCTTAAAATATCGTCGGTACAGGTTTTAATCACTGTCATTCCGTTATCACCTGAACTAACATCTTTAACCTCAATTTGTGTTCCGTCATTAAACCTTACTAATTTATCACACGTATTGTTTTTATTAAACGCCAGATACATAATTCCACCGTATATTAAACCACTTAAAATAATTACAAAATATACTGTTCCAAATTTTCTTATCATTGTTTAATGTTTAAGAATGTTCCAGTACCACCGGCTACCGTTGTAGGTAACACCCCATTCCAACTTTGTGCTTTCAAATATTCAACATACAAAGGTGTGATCTCTTTTTGTTTAATTTTCATAGCCAAGGCCAATGCTTGTGCGTCAATAATAACTTTTGCAGAATCACCTTTTGCGATTGCGATTTTTTCTTGAGCCTCGGCCTCAGCAACCAATTTACGTTGTGTCGCCGCTTGTGCTTCTTGAACCGCCTTCGTTTTACCTTCAATCGCCTTCTGTAATGATGATGGTGGTATAATGTTGGTTCTTAATTGTGATACCGTAAACCATTTAGATAACCTTTTATTACATTCGGTTACAATTGCTGCTTCAAATTCTTCTCGTTTATTAAAGATTGCATCAACCTCCCACTTATTAGCCACGTCATTTACAGATGATACAATAGCATTCATCAACCAACCTTGTTCTATTTGTTTGATGTCCAATCTAAGGTTCTCAAACATATTACCAATTGCTGCCGGTTTCAAAGAGTAGTTGAATGATGGTTTAATAGTCGCAGCAAATCCACCCTTAGTGATAACTTGTTGATCTTTATATTCAATGTGTTGTTGAAATGTCGGAAACTCTAACATCTGCTCAGTCCACGTATTATACATAACCCAACCCGTCTTGTATTCATAACTTGAAACTCCCCTATTATCTCCTGTTAAATTAACTTTGATGCCGACGTGTCCCGCATCAACTCTATCTAAAGCGAATGGTTGAAGAATGGATACACCCAAACCTAAAAGGAAAATACCAACTGGTTTGTATAACCAAGTAATGTTGAAATTCTTTCTATCACCATATCTGTCTTCTGTTATGGTATACATACCACCTCTTGTCGTAAATGCAATAAATCCTGCAATTACTAATCCTAAAATAAAAATTAAAGTGCTAATCATTTTGTTTTGTTTTTTGTTAAAATTTTAATTGTTTCGTTTATTACATACATAAGGACACCTAACAACCCAACGAAACTTAAAAGTTGGAGGAACCCGTTTACTTCTCTACTCACTATGTGTTCACCGAACAGTGTACTTAACCAAATAAGGAATAACCATAGTGAAACTAATTTAAAATACTTCATAACTTAATCTATTAAAAAAATACAATCTTCAAATTCATAATTTTGTTCACTTCTTTCTGATACCACAAAAAACTTATATTTCATACCAATTATTTTGGATGTCTGTGCTTTAAATGGTTCACCTTCTTTTGGTAATTTAAAGTCTAATGGTGCATCAAATTCAACGCTATTGTGTGATCTAATCGCCTTTACTTTATCAGTCCACGTTGATAATCCGTATTGACCTTTGAATTTAAAATTTTTTCCGACCAAACTTCTCATATCAAATGTTGGTATAACTATTTCATCTTCAGGTGATAATGGATTTTTCTCACCGGTTAGTTCTTCGTAGTACGGATTAAGTTCTCCTGTTTGTGGATCGTGTGTTGGTATTTTAGCCATTGTATAATACGTAAAGTCTTTGTGCCACTAATTTTAAATCGTTTTCTAATTTAGATATTTTTCTTTTATCTTCTTCAGTTAACTCAAACTTTTCTGCCTTGATGTCAGCAATCTCGTTTATAATTCTTCTGTGTTGTTCCATCAACGCACCTTGCAACTGTCTATTGTCTTCTTTCATTTTTATATTATTTTATTTTTTATTTTTTACTATAGCCTTTGTTAGTTGGTTTATTAAACCTTGTAACTCACCAAACTCATGAAACCTAACTAATGGATCAGTGTTGAAAAAATCAACGTGCCAATCACCATCTTTAATTTCTTCATTTGTTGGTGTAATAAATGTTAACCCGTCAACAATATCTAACACATAATAATAAGACTCGTCGTCTTCGTGTTCCTTTATTTCTTCACTTTTGAAACCCAAAAGTATTAATTCTCTTTCTGTCATTTTACTAATTTTACTTTTGTTACTTCTCCTTTTTTATTCGTCTTATACTTAATTCTAAACGTGTCAACTAACATTGCGTTTTGTTCATCCAAATCTAAGCAACTCCATTCACAACTATCATGATGATATAAATGAACATGTATTTCTTTTAATTTAGTACACCTTAAATAGGTTATGTCTTTGTAATTCCAATTTGAGCAACTGGTTAATACCAATAAGGTAATAATAAAAAACATTTTTTTCATAATCAACGAGTATGTTTAATAACGTATGGAGGACTAATTCTTACTTCACTACTATCACTGTTAAAGTAGTATGCGGTGTCACCATCAAAACTAATTGTATCGGTGTACCAAATTGCAGGTCTTGCACCATCTTTAGTTTCAACTGTGCCTTCAATTTTGTACTTGTACTCTTTGTTTGTACATGATGCCAATAATAAAACTAATAATAACTTTTTCATATATTTCTTGATGTTAATTCGTCTAAAATTTCTTGTACTTTTATCTCTGAGTTTTTTATTCTAATACGGTGAAAAATATATAAACACATAGAAATCAACCAAATACAAAAATAAAAGTTAACCGATATAATGTCAAATATAAGAAATGCTGCTTGAATAATCACTAAAACACTAAGAATTATTTGTGATATTGCATGTTTGTCCATTATTTTAATTTGGTTGTTTGCCAAATCAATTAATTCTCCGTCTGTTAATTCTTTCATAATATTTTAATAAGTTTTGATGATACTATACACTTTTTTTTATCTTCTATTTGGTATGTCACTTTTGACCCTCCATAAAATTTTTGGTCTTCTTCTAAGATCCCATCAATGGTTTTGTTATTAACTAACACTTTGACTTTCTTGGAGTTCATCTTTTAATATTTCTTTACTGAATATATTATTTGACGGATCGTGTTTTCCTAAATTATAGGTAGTGTAGGTTCCGTTTAGATTATCAATTCTTAACATTAAAAACCCAAGTTCAGAAATGTAAACTTTTTCTACCTCACCCAAGCCTTTAGGTGTTTCAATTATTGGTAGATTGTTTATTGATTTTATCATAGATTGATTGTAATGTATTTGTTATTTGAGATTTGATTTCTTCCTCGTAATTATTTCTTTGATCTTCTACTTTGGTATCGTAAAGTTTTGTGAGTTTCTGTAAATCTCTTTGACCTAATGTTGAAACATAGTGATAAACGTGGTTAGTGATTTCAACTTTACTATCCTCCATAATGATAAAAATATCCAAAGTCTTATTGACTATATATCTTTTACCTGAAAGTGGAGCAATTGTGAATTTAGAATCGGGATGATTGATCATTTTTCTAACGATCGCAGTTGTGATGTTTTCATAACCTGTTGAGTCTTCGGGTGCTTTAAACCACTTATGACCTCTTTCCCAAATATAGAATTTTACTTTTAAACGTTTATATAATCGTCTAGTCCAACTTTTTACACTCATAATTTATCTTTTACCAAAGTTAGGGAAACTTTCGGTATAAAACAAACTTTTATTTAAATTTTTTGATTTTTTCTTTACCTCTCATTTCGGAAGCATATTTCATCCAAACTTTTTTAACTCTCGGCCAATCAGATTTTGGATTTTTGAATTTTCTTTTGTTTTCTTTAAACCATTCTTCCATGGCATCACTTAAAGACATTTTTTTGGTTTTGGATCTTTTTATTAGTCCTCTAACGTATGCTGGTATTTCAACATTTGATGTCAAATATTTAAAGTTATATTCTTCGTCATCTTCAATGTCATCTTCACGTTCAAAATCCATGTCCTCAAAGTTTTGTTGTTCAACGTGTTCTAACTCATGTTCAATTGTTTCTTTAACTTCAGCAACTAAATCATTCATACTCTCAGGAAACGACTGTGGGTTGAATGTAATTTCTATATAAATCTCTTCCATATCCGCCTCAGCATGTATTGAAAATGGATCGTCTAAATCAATATCCTCTAAAAAATAACATTTGAAATCAAAAACGGCATATTCATCTCCTCTATCAAATCTTATATCATACAGTTCAAAATCTTCGTCTTTTTTAAATTGTTTGATAACCATTCGGGAAAGTTTCATTGATAACTCATCTGACTTTCTTTCGTTGATTAACCTTTTTGTGATTCTACCAATAAGTGATTCTATTATTTGTTGTCTCATTGTTGTAAGTGGGTCATTAAAACACCACCAAGTGATGTTGCATGTACTAATAAATGATTTATCGATTCAATATTTAATTTCGTTTTTCTTTTTGTGTATTCAACACCTAAAGTCCCAATAAATCTATCATCAATAGTTTTAATAGCAAATAAATAACCTGATTTACATCCAGTATCTTCTGCAATATATTTTAAACCATAAGTAGCGATTGTCTCGTCTTTATAGTCCGGTATTTCAATTACATCATTACTTAATAGTTGGTTGATTGATTTTGAAAATAGATTAACAGGTATAT